GTAATGGGGAGCGGATTAAAAAATAAAAAGAAAAACAATTTGCCAGATAATTATATTGCAAATAAAGAAGAAGCTTCTGCGTACAAGTGGTGCTTACATAACAATATAAGAATAGGTCTTCAAGCAATAGATTACGTTCAGAACCCTGATAAATGGAAGATAGCCATAAGTATAGGGGAAAACTATAAAGCTTTTCATTTGTCCCCTAGTGTATATACAAAAGACAATGTATGGCCGGAGTATTATAAAGCATGCTTATATTATTACAATAAACACAATAAATAATGAATATACAAGAAGAGTACAACAAATTAATGTCAGAAGTCTTATATCAAGGCAAAAAGAAAAGTGATCGCACTGGCACGGGCACGCTAAGCGTATTTGGTAGAACAATAAGACACGATATGAGCGAGGGCTTTCCTTTACTTACTACAAAGAAAGTTTGGTTCAATGCTGCTTTAACAGAAATTCTATGGATTTTACAAGGCAGAACAGATGTAACTTACTTGCAAAACCACAAAGTGCACTATTGGGATGCTGATTATGAAAGATCAGGAAGAACAGACAACACTTTAGGACCTGTATACGGGAAGCAATGGCGCGATTTCGGCGGCGTAGATCAGCTTAAAAACCTTTTGGCAGATATTAAGTCTAATCCTGATTCAAGACGTCTTATAGTGAGCGCATGGAACCCCATTGAAATGCCAGATATGGCTTTACCGCCTTGTCATTACGGTTTTCAAGTTTATATTAATGATGGTGTTATAGATTTAATGTGGCAACAACGTTCTGTAGATATATTTTTAGGTCTGCCTTATGATATTGCAATGTATGGATTACTATTAGAGTTCTTAGCTAAAGGTAATGGTTTAAAAGCAGGCTCATTAATTGGACAACTTGGAGATTGCCATCTTTATAGCAATCATATAAAGCAAGCATCAGAGCAATTAGAAAGATATATGTATGAGTTACCAACAATTCAGGTAGAACACGGTTTATATCTTGACAACGATGCTATCTTTATGCCAGTACATAATTCCGTATCTTTAATTAATTACAAATCACACCCTGCAATCAAGGCTCCTTTGTCTGTAGGATAAAACCAAGCAATATGTTTTACATCTACCATATCCCCGGTAAGAAGATAGGCGTAACACGTAATTTAAATAAACGCGTTACTGAACAACAAGGCTATAAAAAAGGCGAATACGAAGTCTTAGAAGAGTCTGAAGATATAAGCTATGTATCTAAAAAAGAATTAGCTTTACAAAGAGCCTACGGCTATAAAGTAGATAGGCAATTATATTCTGAATTAAATAAAATCAAATCTAATAAAATGAAACTAAACGTAACGGAACAAACAACAACTTTCCCTATGCCTTTAAATAAGCTTAAAGGACATTTGATGGACAACAAAGGACTTAAGTGGGAAACATCATTAGGTGAGTTTAAAATTTCTAAAAAAACAATTGAATGGCTATTGCATAATGCTAGGCCTAGTATGTACAACAACGATAGATGTTTTATTTATAATAAAGCATATCACGAGGCGTTTATAGCTGAACCAGCCTTAGAACCTACTCATACTAAGTTTGAATTAATTAGACAATGGGCTCAAGAACGTGGAATATATGATAAAGGAGATACAAAAACGCAGTATATTAAATTACTTGAAGAAACTGGTGAATTGGCTAAAGCAATTCTTAACAATGACAGACCAGAAATTATTGATGCTATTGGGGACTGCGTTGTGGTTCTTACTAATCTTGCCAAGCTCGCTAATCTTAATATTGAAGATTGCATCGATAGTGCTTATAACGAAATATCTGCAAGAAAAGGAAAAATGATTAATGGCACTTTTGTTAAAGAAGAAACTCTTAAACATAAAGAAATAAACTTTCACTTATAATGTCTACTAAAAAAGAAATTACATTTCGCGATCCGGTTATAGAAAGCGTTGTAGATAAGTTTGTTGAAAGATCTAACGTAGGTTTTAAAAAGTATGGTGTTACTCTTGATCAAGATCCTGGCGATCTTAATGTTTGGATGACACACTTGCAAGAAGAACTTATGGATGCGGTTAACTATATTGAAAAGCTTAAACGTGTTACCACTGAAGTTTTACAAGATAAGCTTGTAGAAAAGTATGAAGCGTCTCATGACGGTCATATGTTAGACAATGATGACTTATGGCAATAAAAAGAAGGAGTAAAAAAAGAGGTCCGGTAAGAGCAAAGAAAGTATCATTTGATGGTATTGACTTTGCGTCGGGGCTTGAAAAGTATATGTATATGGTTTTGAAAAAAGCTAAGATACGATCTAAGTATGAAGGAGAAACATTTGTTTTGTTAAATGGTTTTCATTTTGAAAACGAGGTTTATGAGAAACAATCAAATGGCAAAGGTGATTATATAAATAGAGGTAGTAAAAGAATATTACCTATTAAGTATACACCAGATTTTATAGGCGATGACTTTATAATAGAAACCAAAGGTAGGGCAAACGAATCATTCCCAATGAGATGGAAGTTGTTTAAAAAATTAGTAGGTGAACAATTTCCTAACATTACTTTATATAAGCCACAAAATCAAAAAGATTGCGACAGAACTGTAGAATTAATATTAGAAAAAAGAAATGGAAAGAAATAAACCAGCTAATATTAAGCAACAAAAAGCCATATCAAAATCAATGTACCAGAAAAGAAAGGTAGATCAATTTGTTAAATGGAGTTTTAAAATAAAGAATAAGGTCTACTGGCGTGAATTAGTTGACTTACAAAATCAATTAGGAATTAAAGTAGAATAATTATGAGAGACTTTGAATTAACAATAGGACTTTATCCAGGCATTTTGTTAGGAATTAGAACCTATGCGCAGCCAAACTCAACGTTACATGTGTTATATTTACCATTCGTAGATATATGTTTAGAGTTATTTGACGATGAATAATGACAAATCCGCCACTATAGAATGGTGGGTAGATGATATGCTTACAGAAATGAAAGCACTAAAAAATAAGGGGGTCACTAAAAAAGACCTCCTTTTATACCTCGACTCGTGGGAGTCAACATTAAGAACAATAAAAACAATAACAAACGACTAATGGGATTATTTACACCGAGAATTGAGTACAAGCCTTTTGAATATCCAATCTACTTTACTGAAGGTTGGTTAAAACAAGCGCAAGCATTTTGGTTACACACTGAGATTAGCATGTCAGGAGATGTTAAAGACTGGAACGAAAAGCTAACAGCTGAAGAAAAAAGTTTAGTAGGTAACATACTACTAGGCTTTGCACAAACAGAATGCGCAGTATCTGACTACTGGACACAAAAAGTAGTTGGTTGGTTTCCTAAGCATGAAGTACAACAAATGGCCATGATGTTCGGTTCTCAAGAAACAATCCATGCAGTTGCTTATTCTTATTTAAATGAAACACTTGGACTTGAAGACTTTAAAGCTTTTTTACAAGATGAAGCTACAATGGATAGGTTTAATAACTTGGTTGCGTATGAAGGAACGGATACGAAAGGTATTGGTACATCTTTGGCAGTCTTTTCCGCCTTTGCGGAGGGAGTAAGTTTATATTCTGCTTTTGCAGTATTATATAGCTTCCAGCTAAGAAACCTTTTGAAAGGTATTGGACAACAAATGAAATGGAGTGTAAGAGATGAATCATTGCATTCTAAAATGGGTTGCCAGCTATTCAGACATATGTGTGAAGAAGACAAAGAATTATTAAACATTTGCAGAGAAGATGTTGTAGTCGCAGCAACTTCAATGCTACAAGCAGAAGAAAATTATATTGACAGAATGTTTGAAGCAGGAGACGTAGAAGGTATTAAAGCTTACGATCTCAAACAATTTATTAGAAAAAGACTTAACGAAAAACTTGTTGAACTTGGATACGTCGACCTTGGGTCCTACTTTGCATTTGACGAAAAAGGATCAAAAAATCTCGACTGGTTTTATCACCTTACAGGTGGCGTTACTCACACTGACTTTTTTGCTACTCGTCCAACGGATTATAGCAAAGCGGGTGAAGGAGAAGACTTTGAGGACATATGGAATTAACTAAATTAAATAAAATGAAAGAACAGACTTTATTAGAAATGAAAAACAAAATTGAAATGCTTGGCGGCTTAGTACAGCAAGTGATTCAAGAAATGAGTAACCTAAAAGATTTATCTATAGGTAGCTTAGAAACAATCAAAAGAATGCCTGGATATAAAGAAGCTATAGACCAGTTAATAGAAGAGTCGAACAACAAAAAAGAAGATAAGTAATGAGCTGGAACAACGACTGGGTTAAAGGAGTAGACTATCCCTCTTGGGGAAACACTGAGGTGTATAAAAAAACAATATCTGGGGGGTATTTAATGGCTGGCGAAACACCAAAAGACGCTTATATGCGAGTAGCAAACACTGTTGCAAAGCGGTTATATAAGCCAGAATTGGCGGATAAGTTCTTTCAGTACATATGGAAGGGGTGGCTAAACTTAGCTTCACCAGTACTATCTAATACGGGTACGGATAGAGGTTTACCTATATCATGCTTTGGTATTGATGTAGGGGACAGCATTGCCGATATTGGTCAAAAGAATTTAGAAATGATGTTGCTTGCAAAGCACGGAGGAGGAGTTGGTATAGGTATAAATATGATCCGTCCAGCTGGTGCTAAAATCACCGGTAATGGTACGTCAGACGGAGTAGTTCCTTTTTGTAAAATATATGATTCAACTATATTAGCTACTAATCAAGGAGCGGTTAGACGAGGGGCGGCTAGTGTTAATATTAACATTGATCATAAAGATTTTGAAGAGTGGTTAGAAATTAGAGAACCAAAAGGAGATGTAAATAGACAATCGCTTAACCTACACCAATGTGCAGTTGTTGGAGACAAGTTTATGAGAAGACTTGAAGAAGGCGACGCTGAGGCTAGAAGAAAGTGGAGTAAACTATTACAAAAAAGAAAAGCTACAGGAGAACCATATGTGTTATTCAAAGGCAACACAAACAAAGCAAACCCTGAGGCATATAAAAGAAATGGATTAAAAGTACATATGACTAACATTTGTAGTGAGATTGCATTACACACAGATGAAAATCATAGTTTCGTATGTTGCTTGTCATCATTAAATCTTACAAAATATGAAGAGTGGAAAGATACTAATCTTATTTATGACGCGATTTGGTTCCTTGACGGAGTCCTTGAAGAGTTTATACAAAAGGCTAAAGGCCTTAAAGGATTTGAAAACTCAGTTCGTTCTGCAGAAAAAGGAAGAGCGCTTGGCCTTGGAGTCCTTGGGTGGCACACTTACCTCCAACAAAACGGAATACCTTTCGAAGGGCTTCAAGCTCAATTTGAGACTAGGAGAATATTTAGCCAGATTAAAATCGAAAGCGAGAGGGCATCGAGGGCACTTGCCGAGGTATACGGAGAACCTCTTTGGTGTCGTGATACTGGATTTAGGAATACTCACCTTAGGGCTATTGCACCTACTGTATCAAATAGTAAACTATCTGGGAATGTGTCTCCAGGCATCGAGCCTTGGGCTGCAAATGTATTTACAGAGCAGTCTGCAAAAGGTACGTTCATACGTAAGAACAAAGAATTAATAAAAGTTCTTAAAAAAGTAGGTATTGACACAGAGGAAACGTGGAATAAAATACTTGAAGATGGTGGAAGTATTCAGGGCATAAATATTTTAGATGATTGGGGATATATAAATAAAAAATTAGTATATTTACCAGATACATCAGAACAAGATATGTTAAATGGTTATGACGCTGTTAAAGATGTATTTAAAACGTTCAAAGAAATAAACCAGTTGGAATTAGTTAATCAAGCTGGTATACGTCAACAATATATAGATCAGTCAGTAAGTTTAAACTTAGCTTTCCCGTCTACTGCAACACCAAAGTGGATTAATCAAGTTCATTTTGAAGCATGGAAAAAAGGAGTGAAGACTTTATACTACACAAGAACTGAATCAGTATTACGAGGAGATATTGCTGCAAAAGCTATGGATCCAGATTGCCTATCGTGTGATGGGTAAAAAAAAATCACGGAGTAGTTACCCGTGACTTTAGTTAGTTTAGTTGTTCATATTAAACGCCGTTGATTAATTTCTTCGGCGTTTTTTATATTATGCTATACACTGTTTTATTTTTGTTTCTCGAAGCTTTTAAATTGCGCTTTCTGTTTTTCCCAGGACCTACGTAACTAACGTGAACCCAGTCAGGATTTTCATCCGTTCCAAATTCCCATATAAGTTGGTCGTACTCAAGGTTATCTTTGATGTAATTAAACATCTCTGCGTTCGTTTTAAAGCCGTGTGTGTCATCCAAATCCATTGCCTGACCATAACAGTGCTGAGAATTTTTAGAGCCTCCTATGGCTTTGTTTAGTTCTGGTGAGCGAAAGAAAGAATTAATCCTAATTGGACCTCCAGCCCATTTTCTTAGTGGTTCAAATACATGATAAGCTAGATCCCTAGCATTTTTAACTTCATAAGCGCCAGGTTTGTTTTCAATGCCTAACCTTTGTGCTGTGTTTGAAGCTGTAAATTCTTTAAAAGATATATGATCACTAATTATCATTTTTTACGTCTTTTATATATTTCAATCCACTTGCTAATAGTATACCCAATGGAGGCTATTAACAATACAATCTTCAATCCCATTTCTACATTAGAGAATGATACGAGTAATGACACGGTGTTTATCATGTATATTTTTAAATCTTCCATTAGTGGTTTCATTGGTGCATATTATATTTTTACACTTAATTAGTTTATTTTACTATTGCCTTCCTGTTTTTCTTCCAACACTTCTACCCGCCGCTCTTCCTAATGTTCTTCCTTTTTTAGTAGATTTTTTAGCTTTTTCAATTTCTGGATCTTTTAAGCCTAAGTCCCAAGTGTTATATCCTAAAAATAAAGCTGCTCTTTGCCAAGTTTCTGCTTCTTGTTGAGTCGCCGCTTTTAAGTTTGATGCCTTTGTAAATATTCTATCTAACGGGACATTAAGTGCGGCTGAAGTTAAACTTCCGGCAATGCCATAATAAGGGTGGTTTGGGTTATCGTATCCAATTTCATCTAAAATCTTTTTATTGTACTTGTAAGATTTCATTGCACTGTGTATTTTTCTAGCCTTAATTCCAATTGCTGGAGAAACATTTAAAAGTTCAATTATTACTTTTGTGTCGTCACCAGTCCAGCCTTTATCGTTTTCTTTTTTCCAAGTAATCAATGCGTTTTTTAATGATGCTATAGTTGCACCTCCGATACCCGAGCCTCTTAAAACTCCATCAAGAACACTATTTATTGCTCTTTCTGTTTTTGTATTTATTAATCTTTGGTCATCTTCATCATCGTCATCAAGTCCTGTTAAAGCAAATAACGCATTTTGAAAAAACGAAAATATCATATTTTGTATTGTAGAGTAATAAACTATTCTTGATAAATTAGCCTTTCTACTTCCTCTACCGTTTATTAAGTCTAAAGCGGCTTTTTTGGTGAGCCTTGTCATTTGCATAGGAGTATTTTGGAATGCTAAAAATAGCCTACCAACTACACTAACTTGTTGGTTTGAAAGTAAATCTTGTCTTGAAGACTGCTGTGTTTTTTCAGCAAGCTCTTGAAAATCTAAAAACGCTTGTTCAGCAGCATTCGCTGATGACATTCCTTCTTTTAAATATTTTTGCTCTCTATTGTATAAAAATGGAGCTCCCCCTGTTGCGATAGCAAAGTTGTCTCCGTATTTGGTTAAAGAAAATCCTTTTTCAAGAATGTAAGACAATAAAGCTTTATTTTTATTTTTGCTGCCTTGCATTCTAGCCGCTAATTCAGATTCATTAATATCCGTTTTTAAGCCTTGTCTGCGCTCTTTCATCCAATCTGAGTTAAATATTTTAACCCAATATTCTGCATATTTTTTTGGATCAGCTAACAGTTTAGCTTGAGCAATAGGATTGTTTTCTTCCCAGTTTGTAAAGTTAACTATAGATAGTTGTTGCAACAGTGCCGATCTAACATTAAAGAACATGGTCGTTGCCACAGAACCCCTAACCCAATTTAAATATTTATTTGCTAACTGATTAGATCCTATTTCTCTCGCTTGACCTTTTTTAATTCTGTAAAGCATATCTTCTAAGGCAGACCTTAAATTTGGACCGTAGGCTGCTTCTATTTTATTTAAATTATCTTCAGAAAATATAATATCAGCATTTACAATAAACTCTTCAAATATTCTAGCCCTACCAATTTTGCTTAGTATTTCTTGAAGATCCATTTCAATAGTGCTAGCCGTCCAATCATCCGCAGGCTCTAGCCAGCTTTCTTTTTTGTTTGGCACGTTGATTAACTCTTCCGCAAATTTTAAAAGCTTGGGATTTTTTATTACAGATTCAAGCAACCCTTTTTTATCAGCGGCATTTATACCTGGTATGTCATAACCAAGCTTGGTCCACATATATACTCTTACTGCAGCATCATTATTGTAATATTTATAAGTGCTTTCTGCTCTAAGTTTTTTGTTTATACCTTTATTTGCTTTTATTAAATTGTAATAAGAACTTTTAATTAATTGTCTTTCGGAGTTTAAATTATAATTAGCTCTTGCTAGTGGTTTTAAAAGTTTTTCTTCAAAAAATTTCATATCAGCATCACCTTGCTTACCAGAACCTAAAAAGTTGTACAACATACCAACTAAATCATCCGCTGAAGGCGGCACAAAAACTTTAAGTTTTCCTTTTTTCTGGCCAATTAATTTTGCTGTAGCTTTTGAAATAATTGTTTTAGCTGCAATACCTTTCTTTCTTTCAAGCATTTCGTTAAAAGTGCTGTTCATTGATTTTGCAGATTTAGAAGGTCTTATATTAGCCGAGCTAGATCTGTCAAAATTATCAAAGGTAATATCCTCTTTTCCTTGTGTTATGTATTTTGTAGTTAACCCTGGGAATTTTGATTTTATATAAGAATTATAATACCTATATAAAGGATCCATTCCTAACTCAAAATCAACCGGAAACTTTTGCGTTAATTTTCCTTTAGTTAAAATATTATCAAATTCTTTTGGAACCAAAGCAACCCTTGAGCTATTAAGCGCGCTTTTTATTTGACCTATTGTAATGCTAGAGTCTATCCCCATTACGTAAGAAGCTATCGCCCTTGCTAAGTAGGAACTAGGAGTAACATGCTCATATACATAATAAGATGATTTCAAACCGGGTATTTCAACTATATACTCAAGATTAGCGGCTATTTTAAGGGTCGACCCCATTGTAGACAATAATGCTTTAAGAGTTATTCCTAATTCTTTAACGCTCATTGAATTTAAACCGCTATTTTCAGATTGCATAGAATCTTTTAAAAAATTAATTAAATCTAAAATTTCTTTTTTTGCATCCTCAGATCTGTCGTTTCTTTCTTTAATATTCATTTTAGAAGGATCCACAATTTCATCCATAGAAAAAGCGCTTGCTCTTTGCGGATCAAATTTACCTTTTACATTTTCTTCATTATAATATATAGACTTACCTCCAACAACTTCTTTTAATTCAAAACCGGCTATTTCTTCTTCGGATAATCTATTGTTTTTTTCAATAAATTCCCTGTGCAAGGTTGTATTGTTAAACAAATAACTATTTTTACCATTTGCAAAAGCCCTTCCTAATAAAGAAAGCGTTTTTTTAGCTGCTTCAACTGGTGTAAGCTTTTTACTATCAATAAACCAATTATTAACTTTATTTAAAATTTCTACTGCTTGATAAAAATTTAATTTAGGGTCTACTTCTTCAGCAGTTAATTTAAGTAATGAATTTATATTATCTGAAGCCGTTTCTTGCTCAAAAATAAGGTTGTTTATAAATGTAGCAAATTTTTCGCCTTTAGACCCTTTTTTTATTTGAGCTATTTTCTTTTGATAAATTTTCCAAGCTCTTCTTGTATAAAATTTTTCAAAAACATTAAAAATTTCTTGTTTAATTTCATCTCTTATATTAGAATTTGCATAAACTTCATCCCAAATATTATTAATAAAATCGGTTGTAAAAGTTCTATTACTAGAAAATAATTTAAAAGAAAATTCATTAACAGAAGCATTGTCCGCTCCTAAAAATTCAAACTTTTCTAAATCATTCATTTTATCCTTAAGTAAAATTCTTAATCCTGATTTTGAAAGTTTAATGTTGCCTCTTTCAATGCTTTTCGCCACTGTTTCTGCAACACTACCGCTAAATTCTATCCCATACACAGAAGCATACTCACCTATTGTTTCAGAAATTGGGCCGCCTTCAATAATGTCTTCTTGTAATATTTCAAATCCAACCTCCGCGGCTAATTGCCTTGACAATGAGTCCAGCGCGTTTACTTTTATCTTATTTCTTAAAGCTCCGTCTTGAAAATGATAATCAACGTATTCGTTTTCTTTTAATATTTCTTTTATTTTTGGGTTTCGAATAATCATTTCAGGACCCGAAGTTAATCCTCTACCAACTGCGTTATCTCTGTCTATTTTAAGCTTATTGCCGTTTGCATCAACCCAATCATATTTATAGGTGCTTATTCTTGTTGGAGCAATCCATTCGCCATTAACTCTTTTTAATATGCCTTTTCTAAAAAATGGATGTTTAGATAAAAATGTAGTAGTAAAATTATCTAATATATTTTCTCTATTTTTTATTAAAAATTGCTCTAAGTCTTGCTCCTTAATATATTTTGCAATAGGTTTTCTTAAAGATTCAGCTAAATCTGCTTTGATATTATTTATATATTCAGCAGAAGTTCTATTTTTTGATTGCCCTTTTGTAAAATCCTTAGAAGCTAAAGAAGCAAATTTTGTAACCGAAGAAGTTATTTCTTGAATTAACTCTGATGGAAATATTATTTTTTCTTTTAGCTTTGGTTTTATTTTTTTTGGTTTTTCTTTTGCAATTTCTTCAGAAACCAATATTGCATCTTCAGCTGTTTCTGTAGCAACAACATCTTTAACTTCTGTAACATCGGATTTAAACGTGCTTGCTTCGTCTTTACCTAAAAGCTGGTTTGCTAAAGTAATACTTCTTGCTGCTAAATATTTATTTATATACGCAGCTAATGGCACACCTTTGTTTTCTTCAGGTTTATATTTTAAAGCCAACCCCATAACCCCATAGGTGGGGTCATCTAATATACTAGCTACTAAATCTTCTTTATAGGTTGTAAAACCAGGTCTATCTCTATAACGCTGAGCAATTTTGTTAGCCATAGGCTTATACTCGTCCATTATTTCATATATACCAGCGATGCCTTGTTCGTCGTATATTTTTTGAACTTTATTAGAGGCGTCTTCCGCAAGAGAAAACATGATTTTGTCAGTGTCATCATCCATTGCAATTTTAACGCCTGACTTTAAATAAGCTTTGCTGTAATTTTTTAAATAATCAAATACATTTTCCGTTGTATTTAATTTAGCAAATAAATTAAAATTAGGAGAAACTATTTTAGCTACATTGTTAAATAAATTTCTTATTTCATAGTTAGTGTTGAAATCATCTAAACTAAGAGCGCCAAGTTGAATGGCATCGGATATAGCTACAAAAGTTTCCTCTATATTATATTCTTTTTTTATTTTTTCTTTTTCAATATAATCCTCAAAATTTAATTTAGATTTTTGCGATTGCAATTCAATTTCTTCATAAGAAATATCATTGCCATTTTTATCAAAATAATTAGTATATAAATCAAATCGGCTTTGCAAATCCTTTAAATTCTTTTCAGATATATTCCCAGCTTGTTGTTTTTCTTTTAATGTATTAGTTATTGTTTCTTGAAAGCTATTTAAGCTAGTCCTAAGGCCTTCGTTGACGCTAGATAGTTTTTCGCTTGTCAATTTAATATGGAGTAGCTCGTGTACAGGTGAAACAGCCGCATAAAGGCCTGCTGATTTATTTTCAGATATTTGCCTAAACACATTTTCTGTATTTAAATAAATATTTTTACCATCAACAAAAGCGTTTGCGTTCATGATCTCCGCAGCCTCGTCTTGCTTCATTCCTTTATTGACGGCTTTTTGGAATAACTGAACTGCTTCTAACGCATTAATCTCTATTACATTACCGCCTTTTGGCATTAATTCTTTTATGAGCTCTTTGTTGTAATTGTATAAAGAAATAGCAAAAGCTTGATCAGCATCATTACTTTCTTCTAATTTTTGATTTAAAATATTGCCTTTTTCAAAATCAAGTGTTTTATATTCTTGCGATGCCTCATTAAAAAGTTTATTTTTTAATTGAGGGTCTAAGCTTGACGAAGCAATCTCTTGTATTGCTTTTATTTTTTTTCTTTGCTTATTTGCAATATTAAAAACTTCTTCAAATTGCTTTTGAGAAAGCTTATTAACCTTATGTAAATTAAGCGCATCTTTTATGCCTGCCTCCTCTAATATTTCATTTCGCCTTGCGTTAAGCTTTTTTCTATCTGATTTGGCTACTGAATTATTATTTAAATTTTCGGTAATTGATATTAATTCGTTTCTTAATTTTCTATTTTTGTTAATATCGTCTAAAGTATTTAATTCGCTTTTAGCAATATTATATATATTATTTGTGTGCGCTGGTCCACCAATAGCCGCCGAAGTTATTGCTGTTTTTACAAAAAACTCTTTATTTATACCCTGTACAAGGCTTTTGTCTTCTTTAAGTATAGATATATCAGATAGATTCTGAGCAAGTTGCGTTAAGGTTTCTTCGGCTTCTTCTATTGCTACCCCCTTTAAAACTTGAGTTCCAGCAAATGAAAGCTTTTTAAGAATATTTTTATTCGCAACTTTAGCAAAGTCACCAATACCATTAACTATTCTTAAAGAACCAAAACTTTCAGCGGCGGCTTCTGCTGTGCCGTAAATAAGAGCGCTAGCTGCCATTTGCAGCGAAGAGTAATTTAAATTATCTTGATAAAAATTTATTTGATCTTGAATTTGTTTTCTTTCAAATTCATACTCAGCGGTTAATAATTTTTCTTTTAACAAAGGTACTGCAGTAACTGCATCTTTTTTAGCAGAAGCAATATCCGCATATTTGCCCCCTCCTGAAGTTGTGAAAAATATACCTCTTGACAAGTTTGTCAACGCTTTTTTAGTAGCAATTTGAACGGCTTTACTTGCTCCTTTTGTTATTATTCCTCCCGCTCCAGGGAGTAAAGCAGCCGCAATGCTTAAACTATTATCAGCTAAAGTTTCTGCGGCGAACGTAGAAAAATTATCTAAACTTAAATCTTTAAAATCAACCGTCTTTACAAAATCTTTTTCAATGTCTTGAGACAACGACCTGTAATAGTTGATAGCATCGTCTTGAAGTATTTTAGCTTTGGTGTCTAATAAAATGTTATCATCATTAATTAAAGCTTCCAAAGCTGTAGCCCCTAGTACAGCTGCCCCAGCGCCGGCTTTTTCTAATTGTTTAAAAAATCTTTGGCCTATACTATATTCAAGCTTTAATGCTTTTAAACCAGACGCTATATCATTTGAATTTTCAATAACAGGTTTTAATTCTTGAAGATTTTTATTAAAAGAGTCTAACTCTTGCAAAATAGATTGTCTTTCAACATTATATTCCTCAAAATTAATTTTACTTTCTGCATTTTCAATTTTTGCAACAATATTTTTATATTGCTCAATAACTTTTGGAGAATGCTCAGAGTAGCCCAAATCATTTATAATTGGACCGCCATAAAGTTCTTCTAGTTCTTTTAGCTCAGCAATAGCTTTATTTCTTTCAGCAAATTTAGGCTCAAATTTATTTTTAAAAGAAGTTTGTTTTTCTTCTATTAATTCACTGTTGTCGAATAAATCTACTACATTTTTTTCTTTATTTTCTAGAACCCCTTGCACTTGCATGCGTTCTTCTTCCGTAAGATCTTTAAAAAAGTTTTGAGCCTTATTATACTTTAAAGAAGATAATATAGAATTCTTAGCGTCTTCATTTATATTTAAAGAACCAGTATTTTCATAATTTTTGTACTCTTCAAGTTTTCCGCTTGACTTTAAGTAATTTTCTAAATCTTCTTCGTAAGTATTTAGGTATTTTTTAGTAGGAGCTGCGCCTGGCCCAATTGCAGGAAAGTATTCAAAAGGCCTTTCAATTTTGGAAATATTAAAATATTTTTCAGCAAACGTGGATTGAATTTCATCGTCGGAAACGGAAACAGCGTTAAAATAATTTTTTGATAATTCCGCTTTTTCGCTTTCTGTAAATACTTTTTTTACTTTTTCAGTATATTTTCTGCTTAATTCTTGGCGGTCTTTGTATGGTAATTTCTTTTTTTCCTCTAAGCTAATTTCTTGCAAATCCAAAGAACCATCTTCCAATGCTAACTCCGTATCTGGAGCTGTTGTTCCGCTCGGAACATTTGCACCCTCCACCGCATTGTTGTTTTGGGTGATCAGCTTTCCCTCCTCCTTAACAGGATCAGGAGATTTAACTTTAATTCCAGCTTTATTTATATACTCTTCAATAGATAAATTAGACGCTTGCGCCGCCTTATTTATTTGATCTAATGATACGTCTTGATCGTTATATTTAAACATTTAGCACTATTTAATTATTATTGTTTTATTACTGGCAACTCGAAAACGTCAGGATGGTTAGCGCCTATAGCAATTTTGATTTTTTGCTGTATACTAGGCAATGTTTCGGTGAACATTAAATCTTGTACATAATTATCGAATCCTTTAGTGGGATTATACACCTTGTAACCCGTAATTTTACCGGCACCATATATTGGAGACGCTGTTAAACCATATTGAGTAATTTTAGATTCAAATTCCTCAGTAGCTAAATCTTTAAAAATTTTAGCTCCTGGGTTTGTAACATTTTCAAAAATGGTGCCACTTTTAAGTTTATCTAAGAAAAATTTTGCTTGTTTAACTTCCTTTGTCTCCCCTGCCGGTGTGTCTGTTTTAGCGGTAGGTTGTAATGGCGGAAATGCGTTTTTAAATAAATCAACATAACTATCCGCAACAAATTGCTTTAAATTCTCAATAGCTTCCTCATCGGTGGTTACCCCAAACTTGTCCTTAGCAATATTTATTATTTCAGACTTTGTTTTGTCTTTATAAGTTTGATCTTGTATTGGCCCTGTTTTTAGTTGGCTATTTGACAATGAGTCAAATAAGAAATCATCCCCGGTATCTTTGTTATTTAACCTCTGCTCTATTTTGCCTTTTAATAATAGCTGTTTGCCTTCATTGAAATCATAACCTATTTTGCCGTCTTTAGTTACTTTTGTTGAAGCTGCAATTTTATCAGCCTCATTAAATAAGTTTTCGTAGTCAGCAGAAGCGGTGTAGATAAAATTATTAACTAAATTTTCTAAACCCTCACTGTCAATTTGTTCTTTTTTGCCATTAAGCTCATACTCATATAACCCCTCGCCAACTGGTTTTGAGGTTTTTAATATAGCCGCAGCTTTTTCTTTTAACTCCGGGTCATTTACAGGGCTAAAACTTCCGTCTTTATAATCTTCAGCAATCACACCTAATACTTGGGTATCGCGTAATAGTGTTTGTTTTAATTTTGCAGGCTTGGTAATTAAATCGTTTCTATCAGTAATAAACTGCATCTTTTGATTAAGATCTAACGGTCCCGCTTCAGTTTCTTCTTTAATAGTGTTAACATAATTTAATCTATATGAATCAGATATGTTTTTAGCACCGCTTTCCCAACTTTTTAAATAGCCAGCATTAGAAATATCAAAACTCTTAAGGCCGGCTTCAAGATTTTTTTCAGCTTGTTTGTTTGCTTCTTCTTTCTGTTTTGCGTCTTCAGCGGCAGCTTTTTTAGCAGCTTCAGCAGCGGCTTTTTCTTTTGCTACTTTAGATGCTACGGCTTTGTTTAGACCAGGAGTAAATCCTTCTGAAAAAGATTTTCCGTAATCTACGAACTGTTTGCTTTGCCCAGCAGAAACTCTGCTAGCTAATTCTGGATTGTATGTATTTGCCATATTTTTTTATATTTAATCCAATCCTCCTGCGAAGAATTGAGCAGCGCCGCCTGCCATTTTTCCTAATCCGCCGACCAATGCTTGAGTAGCTTGCTGCCTAGCTTGATCAGCTCTTAATTTATTTTGTGAAGATATATCTAATAATGTAGAAGTTCTTCCAAATTCACTTTGTTGTACGTCCATTGCGCCAGCGGCTTCTTGAAGGTTTAATTGCTGCTGAGCTTGGGCATAAGCCATTTGGTTGGCTGATTCTTGGGCGCCTATAGAAGCTGATGCTTGTATTAAATTTTGTGATTGTTGATTAGCCATAGCTTGAGCCAATGCGCTGGCACCCATGCCTCCTCCTCCACCTCTTAAAGCATCCAAGGTATTAGCTAAGCTTTGCTGTTGTTGCTGTGAAACAAACTCTGCTTGTTGCGTATTTACGCGCAAATCTTCTAAAGGATTGTCTATGTTGGCGTATTCATTTACAAAATTAAATTGCTCGTATTCACCGATCCTTTGCTGTAATTTTCTGCCGGCTTCCTTTTGGGCTCGTCTTCTGGCTCTGCCGCCAAACAAACTTCCGGCAAAGCCTGCAAGTCCTTCTACGGCTTCGCCTATTCCGCCTATTTGATCTGAATTTAATGCCATTTTTTATATTTTAATTACTACTTACAAATATTTCTGAGTTAACAGCAAAAAGTTCCGCATCCTCAGTTGAGTTATTTACAAATTCTACTTCCGCATAATAACCCACTAATCCAGAAGTATTTATTTCGTTGTCTTTACTAAAAAATATATAGCTATCATTGCTTAATAACGTTGTATCACCTAAGGTTGAATCACACGTTACAACACTACCCACTATAGAAGTGCTTGGACCTATTTGTTTAATAGGCTCTTCTCCTTCAATATAATAAACCACATCCCCAACTTGCAAAGATGTGTTTAAAGTAAAATTAAAATTTAATGTGGTAGTTGACATAGTACTATTATTACGATTTTTAAAACATTATTAATTAACTAACTAAGCTATTAAGTTATAGTAAAGCTAGTAGGTTTACCTAAACCTTGAACAGAGAATTCCTTGCTGTCAAGATTTTCATCAGTGGTTGCAATACCTTTTATATTATTAAACCATTTGCCTTCTTTTCCTTTGAAATATATAACTTCTCCTGATTGCAGGTCTGTTTCAATTGAACTAGCTTTCCAGCCATCAATTGCAGTTGTATTACCTTGAGATCCTTCGTATGTTATTGTTTTAAAGTTTTTAACTACAGATGGTTCGTTGTTAAATATAAATTTTACTGATGACCCTCTTTGATCTCCATAAAAATTATTTATACCGATGGAATGATGTTTCCAAATATTGCCTTTTTTAAATGTAAAATAATTGCCATTTAAATAAGCTCCGCCTTCGGGAATAAAACTTAATCTAGTAGTCCATCCCTTTACAGATTCTGAAAATGCTATAGTGTCAAAGTAATCATCTGGTAAATCTAAAAGCGGATCCTCAGGCTTTTTAAAAGCCAATATGTATTGTCTTGTGTGTATATCGTATGATCCAATAATTCTATCATTGTTATTCTTAAAAGCGTTCCTGAAATAAGAAGACATACCGTTATTAGATATTACGGTTAGACCGTCCATGGAAAGCCTCAATACTGCTCCTCTTTGTTTATCCGCAAAATATGCTTGGTAACCATAAGAGGCAAAAGATTCTGGGTTTTTAGAAATGCCAAACTCGCCGCCGTAAGGCACAGCTTGCCCTAACACGTTATTTGAAGAAACTACATTGGTAGATCCATCCGCATTATATAATGAATCTTTATCTGCTTGTATTCTGAACACTTTGTTTTCGCAAAAAGCTATAACATCAGTATCTCTTGAATGCAGCAATTGAATGGATCCATACGCTGGGTCTAGGTCTTTTGTAATTGGTTCTCCTGTAGAAAACTGGTTTAAGTTATTTACAGAATTTCTTGAATTATATAATCCAGACCATATAAGTCCTGACGCGTTGTTTCTTAATTTATATTCTCCTGGTATTGTAGTTGAAACTCTAACTTGTTTATCTAAATATATAGCGTTGTAATCGTCCGCTATTCTATTAGACTCTAAACCATTACCAAAATTAAAACAGTTAAACCAGCGCAATGTATGTCCCTCTGTGGCATCATATTCCGATATTGGGTACGATTCTTCGGTTTCATAATAAATATCTAGTAGGTCATTATCTACTTCTGTTTCAAAAATTGCCGGACCGCCTCCGCTTCCAGCATATGAAGTATTATAGCAAACGAATACTTCTATATCTTGCCCTCCAAAAACAGGGGTTGCATATACAGTTACTTTACCTGTGGAATCATTAAATAACGTAGAATTAATTATATGCCAATGGTCCGAAGACAACAACGTAGTGCTGCCACAAGTAACGTCAGAAGGTATGTGGCTACCCTCAAGCAAGTCATCGTTAGTAGTGGGAAAATTCATTTGTTTTACATGGACCTTCCCGTCTTTAAACCAGTAGTCAAATTTTTCATTATTAACTGATATAGCACCTATATATAAACCTCCTGATACTTCGGTATTAACTGTAATAAAATCATCTGGCTCTATCAAAGAAGAAACGCCAGCTATCCCGGAAGAGCTCAATAATTCTTCCGATATTATATTGTCTCTTAATATTTTAATAAAAAATCTATTATCTAAGACGCCTTCGTCGGAAATGCTTGATGGTTTGCTCGATTCAACATCTAATACTTTGTAACGTGCATTTTTATTATTTAAGGGCAAATTAGTATTTGCTCCTTTCTTTAAATTTATATAGTCACCTGCTTCAAATTTATTTATTTCATAACTAGGTACAGAAAGCCATATAGTAGTGGGGTCGTCTAAATCATCGTATGCTTTGTCAATGATGAAATTATAATAAGGCTTCGAAAGTTCTTTTACATAAAACTTAAACCTATCCACTCCAGCTGGCGGAGATCCTGCCATTTTCAAATTAAACGCTTTTCCTTTGCCTTCATCGCCTAATGGTATTTTCTTTAATCCAAAACCGCTAGAAACAATTGGAGACTGCCTACCGTATGAGTCTTCAAATAAAATGCCAAATTCATATTCTCTATTTGATTTTATTGACCTCAAAGTATTAGAAGTTCTATCAACAAGACTAACCTCAGAAAAACCAGGAGTATATCCTTCAAGACTAAAACCAGAAGAATAGTTTCCAAAAATCAACCTATTTGCAGTTATTTCTAATGCTTTAGCCTTTGCAGGGACCGCATCATATTGGCGTAATATCTGATTACTTGGAAGAACCGAATAAATGTTTTCCTTGTCAATTATTAAGTTGCCTAAAAAACCATCAGCGGAAATTGTTTTGTATATATATATATTTGTATTATTTGCTTCCTTATATAATATATCTATTTCTGCAATATCGTTAATATTATACTCTATTCCAGAAAGAAACAAACTTGTTATGCTGTTATACATTTGATTGTTAAACCCTGTTTCTAAGTTGTAATCCAAAAATTCTTTAGGATAAAAAGCAACTTCAGAAAATGGAGCCATAACGGAATATTGTCCATTATTGAATTTCCATCTATAAGAAAACCTAACCATCTTTTCTTCATAGATAGGCTCTATATATTTTTTAATAACATAACTCACTGCATCTGTATCTGCATTAACGTTTTTATAATTTAACTCTAAAGTTAAAGTTAAATTAGATGTCAAGGTCTGGCTTATAAATAATGCTTTTGCTTCGTAGTATTTTTTTGTAGTAGGATCTACATAAGTGAATATGATTACATCTCCTGCGGAAACATTATTTATAACGTCTTGACTAGTTGTAACAACATTAAATGTTTCTCCAATCTTAACTTCTGATAAATCGAACGTAAATAGAGGCCCTACGCTGAAGTCGTCGTATGTTGGAAAATTAATATTAGGAGCAGAAGTGGGCTTTTGTTTAATTACAGTAATATCAGATTCTACAAGATCTTCGTTGTTTAGCTGTGTGTTGCCATCAGTTCCAGTATTGTTGCTGCCGTCAAATAAATTTAAATCAATTAATTTTGGCTCGTTCTTATTGTCTGTAAATGCTAAATAATTTTCAATGCAAGCAATGCCTGTGATTATTGGTTCATCAATTGATTCATCAAATTTAAAAACCGTATTACCCACATCTTTAATTAGCGTTGTAATAATGGAATTTTCGTATGAAAACAAATAACTATTATTGACATCTTTAACTAACCAATAGATTTTATTAGAGGTATTGTCGACTATACTTCCGACTAAAATAGCATCGCTAGTTAATAGTTCATCATTGTCAATTTCTTCGTTGCCAAGAATATTTTGTATAGCTCCAATATTGCTGCCCTCAGTACTAGCTAGTTGAATATTAAAAGCATCTCTATACTCACCATTTGGTATTAAACGTTCATCTAGGTCTTTATTCATTCGACCCGCATTGAATAGGTGCTTAATTTCTGGCATGTAGCTAGTGTTTTATTTGTTTACTTTTGCCCCTCATAACTTGAGTAAGCTCTTTTAGCTTTAAGTTAGAAATCCTTATTTTAGCATTTCTCATTGCTGCTCTTCGCTCTTTCTTAAATCTATTCACTATGTATTCAGGCATATTAGCCTTAGAGGCTATTATTGCGTGAGCTATGTATTTGTATATTGCTTCTTCAGCTAATTTGTCTACTTTCATTTCAGCATCTGTGCCTAATCCGTCTGAAATATATTTTAAAGTAATAATTTTGCCAGATAGATTACTGCTGAAACCAAATTGTCCATTAGCTTCGTCTATAACAAAGACACCATTAACTTGTGAAGTTTCAGGGTTTAAACCATATCTTTGACCAAGACCCATTACTCCGGCTCCATTACCTGGATTAGAGTAATTGTCATTATTTGGATAACCAATAGTAGCGTTGCCGCCTATATTGTTAAAGTTTTCTTGTGTAATAGAATTACCTACTAGTAAAGAATCATCATTATCATACAAGTAGTTTGCTTCATCATCTTGTAATATTGCCTGTGAAGGTCTTGATGTATCTTTAGACGGGTATATAATCCTTTCTAAGCCATTTGAATCAACCCAAGCTAGTTGCACGTAGTTTACGTAGTCTTGTGGCATTGGTATTGTTAAATTAGCCCCTACTTCTATTTCTTGTATTTTTTCTACTTTAAAAATATCATAGCTAAACTCTTGAATTGCTCTTTTAGCATGGAACACTACGTCAAGTTGTCTTGCTGTAGTTATTATTTTATCATCACCAACATAAGATACTATGAAGTTAGATATAATGTCCTCTAACGAAATGTATCTGTAGCTACCGTGGTTTTTATTCAATAATACAACTTTTATTTCAGATCCGCTGTCAGGGCTAACATAAAATGTTATTACCCCGTTCGAGTATGAATAATTGTCATCTTCTATTTCGCTGCCATTAAATAATACAATAAAATTTAACTTTGAAGTAGGTAATGGGTCAAACGTAATTGTAAATTGCGCAGTACTCCCATCTCCGGTAAATATTTCGGAAAGAGAATAATATTGTCTAGCTGTTTGAGTTATGAGTCCCATTTATTAAGATTTTTCTTGAGTTATTTTTTTTGTTTCTTTAGCGTCTGCTAATTGAGAAATACTTGGATCTTTTATAGTTAATCCAGCATACATTAATATTTTAATTACCAATGTAGTCTCATCTGATTCGTGCAGTTCAAAATTTTGAGAATTAGACGCATTATAAAGAGCATCCCCATTTACTTTTGTATAAGCCCATTCAACTGAAACAGGCTTTCTAACGTATGTGCAATAAACACTTGAAGTTATTGTTGTTGGATATATATTTATTCCAAATCCACCTGATGCGTTTGCAGTATTCTGTATATATACTGGGTTTGAGGTGGTTGGTTGAGTTAATTTAGACGCTTGGTAATTTAGTAGTTCTTTAATATCAACTTTTTCTACTTCAACACTGTTGTAAACAACCGTACCTAACTTATGAAAATCAGACGGAAAGCTGAAATAGTCGCTTAAATGGAAAATGTTTGCTTGTGTTTTAAATTTACTTACTTTTTCATCAACAAGATTATACAGTTGAGCATATTCTGTATTGTTATCTTTTAATCTCATATATTGATTAAGATCAAAAAAATATTGCTCAAATATTTCTAATTGAGCTTGATTTGCAAAAAGATTAAACTCTTGCGGTGTTAAATAACCTCTTTGCTCTTTGTTCAGAATAGCAAGCACTCTTTGGTAAACTGTATCTATACTTATCATCTTGTTTATTATTATTTATAAAAGTAAGGCCGCATTTAAACGGCCTAACCTCTATAAAATATTACGCGTTATTTTAGCCTTTTTTCAACAGACTGGTAAACTTCTATACCTTCATCTGTTTTGAAATAAGCAGCTAAAGCTGAGTATGGATTTTCATCAAAAGGAACCGTAATTAATTTCCTGCCAGTTGATGCCCAAGTAAATGTTCTGTTGTCTTGGGATAAATCAATAATTCTGTCTTCTACAGCTTTAATAGCAATATTTCTAATATTTATATTTTCGTCATTAGCTAATTCTAAGAACAAAATAGGATCTTTCTTGGCGAACAATAATAAATCTCTTTTAAGCTCTTTAGAACTCATCTTAGATACCCTAGATCCTAATTCTGTACGCAGTATAGCTTCAGCCTGGTCAATTTCCATTGATTTAGCAGCCATTAATGCGTCTAGCTCTAGTTCCAGCATGTCCAATTCGTCTTCCGCATCTTCCTCTGCGTCAAATTCTTCGAACAATCTTCCTTTTTGAGGGTGGTATAAAGATAATAGCTTCTGTAACGTTTGTTTTTCTTTTGGTACAACTAAAGTTCCGTCCTGGAAAACTATATGAGCCAGTCTAGCTGGTCCTTTAAATTCGTCTACAAACGGAGTATTTTGGTTTAACGTATATTTAATTTCTCGTTCAAAACCTTGGTTTTCATCAAACCAAAAAATACCTTTGCTTTTTATTGTATAAGTTAAAGCATTTCTATTCCCTTTTAAATAATACGTTCGGTCTTTTACTTCCCACGTATTAATTTTTTTATTTGGAGCCTCTTTTACAACAGCGGGTTCCATTGCTGGTGTTTCAAATGTTTGTTCAACAACTTTTTTAGCGCTAGGCACAGAAGTTGATTTTTTTGGTGTAGTCTGTTTTGCCATGATATAATATAATTAAAAAGTAAATAAGAGTAAGAAATACCCTCGTCAGTACAACGAGGGTAGATCCTACAGGGTTATGTTAGTTTAAGATCATGAAGTTATTCGCTCCTTGAACTACTAAACATCTTTCAGATAAGTAGTGTACTTCCATTGCATCAAGATCAGATGTGAAAGCTCCTCCAACTGAACCAGTTGTCCAAGACTTCATTTTTCTGTCATCAGCTTCTGAAGCTCTGTAACGTACGTGTAAGAATGGTCTCTTGATGTTCTTACCTAATACTTTGTCATAAACAGTAGAAGTTCCAGCAGGTACTAAAACCCCTCTAATGTCTGTAACAAGTCCTCTAGTAGAAGCATCGTTTAAGTATTTCCAGTCAGTTTTGTAGAAGTCGTAAGAACCTCTTCTGAACCCAGAAAAACCTAAGTTAAGCGCCATATCTTCGCTGTTAGAGAATACTCCGTAAGAAGTACCACCTGCGCCGTAAGAGTTTTGAGCAGCAAGCATATCGTCAATGTTTAAAGAAACCTCTCTGTTTAAGAAAAGCATGTTCTCTTCAATTGCTCCTTGCTTGTCTAATTTCTTAAGGATTTCATCAAAGTCAGATAAATCTTCAGCAGCGTCGTTTCCATCAATACCAGCGGTTACGTGCCCTCTATCTTCGATAGCGGCAAATAAACCTTCAGTACCAACAGCTCCAGCTCCGATTGCTCCAGAACCAGGAGCTGCAATTTCTCCTTCTACAACAGCCATTTCTAAGTAATCTTCGAAACGAGTTCTTGTATCTCCTTCAGCTTTTAAGTACCATAAGTATCCAGTTTGTCCAGATTCTCCTGTAATTTCAACCCATCCAATTTGTGATGCATCAGATCCAGATACTTCGTATTTGTCTTTGATGATAATTGGAGAATTTGTTAAAGAAAGAAATTCTGGAGTAACAGCTCCCTGCATTCCTTGTGTTCCTTTAGCAAATTCAGAACCAAACACAAAAAGGTTAACGTTTCCGTCAGCAAAATCGCTATCAGTAGAGAATAAAGCTTTGTCGTAACGCTTTAAAGTTGCAGTTGTAGCGTCTACAGCTGAAACGTAAGCTTTTGCAGTTGTTGTTCCATCAGAAACCACTACAGTTTGTCCTGCTCTTACAGCGTGATTAGCGCCTAAAGTAACAATACCTGTTGCAGCAACAATTGGTTTTGCTTCGTAAGACAAGTGTAATCTTCCTTGCTCTGACCATACTACTTGGTCGGAAGTCATTGGCATTTCAGCACCTACCATACGTAAGAAAGAAGAAACAGTACGATCGCCGTATCTTTCTACTTCACTTTCGTATAATTCCGGTAGGTATTGTTGAGCCCATCCGGCTGTGCCAGCTGACGTAAAGTCAAAATAATTTGTTGATAATGTTTGTTTTGTAGGGGACGCATTACTTAAAATTAAGTTAGCGCCTGCGCTTGGTGTAGCCATTTTAAATTTTTTTAAATGTTATTTTTTAAGTTTAATTTTTAACTTAGAGCTGCTATCGCCTGTAATAGCTCTTACCTTCATTCCCCCAGCTTCAATAACCCCGTTGCTTGCTTTTCTAGGATTCATATTTATGTTTTTAGAATCGTTAGAAATTTGTTTTATAGCATCGGCTTTGCCTTGTTCATAAAAGTGAGTTGCTAGGCTGTCAGCGTTATTAGCCGCAAAAATAGCTTTGTGATAACCAGAAGCGTCCGCAATCATATTGTTTTCGTCTAAGAACTTACTTAAGACATTATTTAGATCGCTTTGTACCTCTTTTGTTTTCGCTACATCTTTAACTTTAAACCTATATTTACTTTCTCCAACCTTAAAATCAAAACCTTTGAATTCTTGATTAAATACTTTTTCAGTCTGTTGTTTAAAATGATTAAGCTGTTTTTCTTGAACTTGCTGAACTTCGCTTTGCTCTTTGTTATATCGATTAAAAAACTCAACCGCTTTTTGTTGATCAGACGATAACTTTGAACCCAACTTGACTTCATCGTAATATTTCGCCTTTGTCTCTTCTAAAAACTGTTTTGCTTTTGCAACCTCTTCTTTATATGCGAGTTTTTTTCTTCGGATGTCTCGCTCCTCGTCTATGTCCTCATCAAACGAAAAATTGTCTTCTAATAAAAAGTCAATCTCTTCTTGATCTAAATGGGACTTGGTTTGTTTGTAATACTCTTTTAATAAAGTATCGGAATCTACATTTGAGTAATCCGCGTTTAACCTAACGTAATCCTCTAAAGATCCACCTGTTTCATTCATAAAGTCTACAACTTTTTGAATATTTTCAGGAAGTTCAATTCCAGTATCTTTTACTTCTTGAATTACCTCTTGCTCTGTTACTTCTTCTTTTGCAACATCTTCAGGCTTTTCTGTGTCTTCAATTAATTCTAAAGCAGAATCTTCTACTTCTTCATTAACTTCTTGCAGTTTTTCTTCGGCTTGATCATCGACTTGCTCATCGGCTTCGACTTGCTCTTCTTGCTGTACGGCATTGTCTTCTGTTTTTGGTTTGCTTAAATCTACTCTGTAAGTACCGTCATCAGCTTTAGTATCTATTCCTGCTGACTCTAGAACTTGTGTTTCTTTTTCTGCTGCTGTTGGTGTTTCATCAACAACAACTTTTGCGGTTTCTTCTGACATGATATGATATTATATAAGTTATGCAGTATGATTTTATCTTGGCTCAAACTGCCCTAAGCCAAATCCTCCTAATGTGTCAAATCCTGCGGATTCAAAATCTTTTGGAGCTTTATTATTTTTCCTTTGATCTATTAATTCTGATTGCTGAGAAGCTTGTATTTTAGTCCGTTTATCTTTACGATCTTCTTTGTACTTCTCTTTATCATTAATTACTTGCAAATCCACTTGCTTAAGCTGCATATTAAGGTCGAACTCATGCTGCATAAGCTCCTTCTTAATAGCCGCTTCTTTTTCTAGCATCTGCGCCTTTAATTCGTATTCCGCGCTTGTGAGTTGAATTTTAGATTGCGTAATAGCTTGATTTTTTTGAACGTCTGCCTGTGCAGCGGCTTGAGCAGCTTGCGCGTTTGATTGCGACTGCATTTGGATATTTTCCTGTTGGATTTTTCTATCTTGGTCAAATTTCTTTTTACGTCTTACTTTTAATAATTGATTAGCTAGTTTTAAATTTTTAACTTCCCTAACATCAATAGCATCCTCTAAATATATTTGTTCTCTAGACAATGCCATCTGTATATTATTTTCTAGCAACTGCTTTTCTTCGTCGTCTGGAGATAACTCTAAGAATATTCCAAAATCGTGAAGGTGTAAATTTGACAATTCGCCAAGGGTTCCAACGTTAAATTTTCCAATGCTTTGAATAAAATTGTTTTTTGTATTAGCATTTTCTAATACATCAGATATTCTAAGCGATATAGCTTCTGCTGTTTTCAATGTTAAATATAACCCAGCTTGCATAATGTGTCTTGTAGCTGTATTTGAATTTGCAGCAGCAAGTTTTTGCAAACCTACTAAAGCATTTGAATCAGGTGTGCTTCCATCTCTTGCTTCGTTTAATCCTGTAACATCTCTTATCATTTGCAGATAATAGTTATAAGAATTAATTAAACTAGATATTTTAGCTCCTGAAGCGGATGATTGTAATTCTCGAACAGGCATAGATCCTCTGTTCATATCTCCATCTTGGGTCATTGATCTACCAATAACAGAACCGGTTTGGAAATACATATTTAATGCTTCCTGCGGGCTGTAGTTACTTCCGTTGCCTAAATCTATTTCGGATAAACCATCAGCATCTAAATAAACTCCGTCTGGTACCATCCTTGAAAGAACTTGTTGTAGCTTCAAGTGTGTGATTTGAATCATATCAGCAAACGTAGTCATTCTACTAACTAATGACTCAACTTGGCCCTTATACATTCTAGGAGCCACTATGTTGTAACTCATCTGAACCTTAGTAGTATCAGTTTTAGGTCTTGTCATATTTTCAGCAAGCTTCCATTCTAGCATTTTATTAGAACCAATAACCTTAGCCCCTTCATATAATACTTCAATAGATCTGCTTACTTTCTCGAACCTAGATCTTTCATCTTTAGGAGGGTTAAAGCTATCATCTTTTTGAATCGCTTTCATTGCTCCTGTTGCTGTTTCTTTAACTTTGAATACTTGATTTTTAAAAGTTTTGTATTCAAAATATAAAACAAATACATATGACTTGTCTTGTTCGTCAGAAGCTCCATAGGATTTATTATACATCAAAGTACCAGATCCTGTGTGCTCTATTTCTTCTAAGTCTTCTTTTGTTAAATTTGGATATTCTTTTTTAAGATCAATTAAACTAACTCTCCTTATTTCACCTACATAATAAATATCATCAAAATATGGCGAATCTGTATAAGAATAAACAATATCTGAAGGATCAACATACTTAACTGTAATACCTTCAGCTGTATTAAAGCTGTTCTTAGCACAAGCCATTCCTATAACCGCAATGTCATAGTCCAGCCTTTTCTTTAGTAACTGATATTTGTTATGATCAAAAACATTGTTTATTGCTTCTTCTGAAGCTATTTCTATTGATTGCTTGTAATCAAGCTGCATATGAAGGTCCAGTTCTTCCGTACTTTCTGGAAGTGTGTTTTTATCATTTTCATATACATTAATGCCAAGTTGCGCTTGTATTTGATCTGATATTTCACGGGATTGCATATCTCTTATAATCGACTCTACATACTCAGTTCTTTTTTGTATAGAACTTGGATCCTGAGAGTATGCTTTAATATCATAACTTCTTTCCCCTATACCATTAACTACTATATCTACGAATTTAGGTATAATAGGTACTGGTTTCCAATCTAAATTAAGATAAGATAAATCGCCATTAATTGACAACTCATCCTTATATTTTTGAATTGATTGTTCGCCTCTGGCATATAATCTTAATCTATGAAAATTATCTCTATTAGCGTAAAAACGCGCTGTACCTGAATCTCTTTTGAACCATTCAGACTCAATTGCTCTAGCTACCTCAGTTCCGTAGGCTAAGCTGGCTTTTTCTGAATCTGAGACCGTTTGGCTCGGAAATACACCTCTTGGTAATGTTTTTGACATCTATTTTATTATTTTTGAAAAAGCTCCTTTGTTATCATATCTTTTAAATCCAAAATTTAATTTAGTGGCAGTTTTTACAGTTTGCGGAGCATACTTATGTTTATTACAAGCCATTATAGCAAGACCAGAACTAATAGCGGCATCAAACTTTGTTCTATTATTTATATCAAATTTTGCCCAATCATTTAAAGTACCGTTGAAATACATAGTTCCATAATTTCCATTTTCAAGAGAACCCACATACGTTTCAATATAGTACTCAATTGCAGCGGCATGTGCTTGCTTTATATCTTCACTAGAGTTAGGGATTCCACCTATTTCTTTTTCCGTGTTAGATAATTTAGACAGTAATTTATCAGGTCTGTTCATTGAAAACCCTCTATAACCTCTTCTCTTCAAATAATACAAGAGCCTAGGTTTGTTGTTTTCTGCTAATAAAGGCATTCCGTAAAACACTAACGCCATAAGAACATCTTCAAAAAATATATCAGCAGTTTGAGGTCTAGCAACGTATTCTAAAAAAAACATATTAGCGGGTACTTCTTCGGTCATAGAAAAAGCGGTTAAACCGTGCAACGCTCCCTTAGATCCTCTGCCATCTGTTGTTCCTGAAATATCATAACTATCACAACCAAAAGCTCCTAATTCGTTGTTCCCAGGATACTTAGCTCCATTCTTTAGTATTACGCGATTTTGTAAGTTTAAAGGCGGAACCCAAGATATGTTAAATCTTCCGTTTTTGTCAGGATAAAAAATAACTCTAGTATCTTTTATTCCGTTCTCCCAAGCAAAGTTACCTTTTGTAATAACATTAGAAATACCTATGCCTTCGTTATAATCTATTTGGTCATACAGCTTAGTAAGATTAAATATAGAATTTTTAGCTTCGTCCCTGAACGCATGCTCGGTTGTTCTTGGGAATTGCCTGTAAAATTCATTCAAACCATCTTGGTCTGATTTTAAACCCTCTACTTCATTTTCCCAATGCTCTACAACGCCTACATCTATTGTGTCCCCGTAAGGCCCTCTAACTGCTTCTCTAGGCGTGTCGAAGACAGGTAATCCATAAGAATCAATGAATCCTTCGTAGTTCCACTCCATAGGAATGAACAAAGAATATAGTCCTGAGCTAGTCTGTCCATTGCGGTTTCTTTTAGTAACATCTGATGATTCATAAAGCTTCTTAAAATTATTTCCTCCTTTATCTAATGAGTTTGATGTTGAACCCATCATACACTTACCTATAATTCTACTACCTAGTCTTAGGGTAGTTTTTGTAACCCTCCAGTTGTTTAGTATATTGTCAGGTCTTTCCCATTTTCCACTTTCATCATGCACCAGCATCCTAAGCTTTTCACCATCATAACTGTTGTCACCTGTGTTTTTCCAGTCAATTGTTGTATCTAATCCTTCTAATGATTGTCTTTGTTCTTTTGACGTGATGGACTTTCTTGTAAGCTTACTGGCGGGGACGCGGTAGGCAAGCTCGGTCTTGGGCCTGTCCATACCGTCTTGGATTGGTTTAAAAAAGAATGGGTAGTTGATGGATATGGGGACCACCTTGTCTGTAAACATCTTTTTTGCATCTCCTCCACTTTTAGATAGTATTCCGAAGCGGGCATCACTTGAGATTGTTGCCTGATGTACTGTCTCTGCTGAGGACATAAAACTAAATCCTGACCTCCTATTCTTAAGGTAACACATTCCGTAGCAACGTTGATCTGCCTTGCAAGCTTCCCAGAATATAAAGAATAATCTATTGGCCTCACGAAAGTTTGGCTGTCCAACATCAATCTTGGTCCACTGCAAGTACATATAGTGAGACCCAGTAACATAAACGTCCAATCCTTTATTCTTAAACCAAAAACCTTCATCTCTTCTTTTAAATTCTTCTTCTATATAATCAACCCACTTGCTTTTAAATTCGTCTGGATATGTTTCCCAGTCAAATATAGTCTTAATACTTTTAAGCTCTTTAGGATACTCCTGTGGGGTCCAGTGATCGTGTTTGCTATACACATTACGGGCTTTTGGTAAAGCAATAGTTAGATTTTGTATTTCGTATATATCACCAATTTCGCCTGTCTTGCTTATTACAACAATATCGTGCTCAGCATCATATCCATACTTCCAGCCTTTCTTTTTATTTATTCTATTAATTGTAGTAAGCTTTATTGGCTCTACAATTTTAAATAATGTTTGCTCGTACATTATTTGCTCCTCCTTTCAGCAAAACCTTTAAATGAAGCTTCCTCTTCTTTAGGTTTGTTATCTAAAATATTTTTTTCGTCTTCAATTCTATTAAGTATTTCAAAAGCATCAAATATTGCGAGCTTCTTTGTTGCAGCAGCATTTTTTAATCTATCAGCACTAATATCATCATCTGAATCTACAATCTGCTCCCGCGCTACTTTTATTAATTCCTCAACAGCCTTATAGCCTGCTTGGATTATATTCGACTTCATTTCCTTTGCGGTCATATTTTATTGAAATTGATTTAAGTGGTATTCTATATAATCTTTTGCTATCTACAATAAACTCATATTCGGAGTGTGGGGTAAAACCGACCAGCTCTTCTTTATTAACAAAATCTGACCCATCAACATATTTAACAATACCCATCAATGGGATCTCGTGGTCAATGTCTAGCAAATCTTCTTTTAAACTTTTTAAAGGCTGTACAAAACAAAATCCTTCCATAGCAGCCCACTGGTCATTTACTTTTCGCAAAAATATTTGGTCTTGGCCGCATAAATATGTGTCCTCATTAAAAAAACTTTTGCTGTTTTTTTCTTGACCGTGAATATCATAAAACCTTCTAAATATATTATGATGAACTATTAATTCATCTCCTGGTTTTATGCTTGTATTGTAACCAATAGGTACAGCTTTTACTATTGCTTCTCTGCTGACAAATTTGTGATCTTCTATAGAGGTATTTAATATTAGCTCTGATCCTTCAACGTCTTTTTTATTATTGTATCTATTACTTTTTGGTTGTATAATAAATTCAAGAGGGCTATTCATAATCTAAATTATATTCTACGCTTAAACCCATGTTTTTGTTAAAAGCTTTCCAAGCAAGTATGTCGTTGTCTTTTTTTATGTATATGCAAAAAGAATCGTCTTCGTCTATTATATCACATATTGTATGTCCTCCATATACTGTTTGACCAACCGAGTAGTGCATTGCATCTATTTTGTAGTCTCTGCCTACGCTTATTTTTCTTATTGTATTCATTTTATTATATTGTAGTATTTCTTATAAACTGCTTATTCTTTTTTTACAGCGGATCCAAAATAATATCCAAAAATTGATAACGCCACACCCTCAACAATACCTATCATATGTATAAATATTTCTTTGTTAGTTTCAGGTACTTTTGTTGTAACAACGGTATATACCAAAAAAGCAAACGCAGCTAATCCCACAACACCAGTTAAAGACATCATCCAATCTTTCCCTCCCGCTGTAACAATTGCTGCTTCTCTTTTTCTTGCAGAGTCCCTGTCTTCAACCTCAGCTTTGTATAGTTCAATGAGCTGGCTGTGTGCTTGAGCTTTTTCTTCTTCGCTCATATCCGGATCATTATCTATAAGATTTTTAATAACCCCCAGTACGCCACTGTCTGGTAAGACTTTTGAGGCGGTTTTAGCAAAGCCTGGTATAACATTTAATATTACTTTACCTAAACCAGTTTCTTTAAAAGGTTTTTTATCTTTGCTCATTATTTATTTGCTTTTCTACCAGGTCTTTTTTTTCCTGCGGCAGCTTTTGGTATGTCTTTAAGCTGTTTCCCGGCTTTTTTAATAGCCTTAGTGACATCTTTGCTTTCTTCAACTACAGCTGCTATTCTATCTTCTGCTTCGTGTAAAGCTTCATTGATTTTATCCGACGTGTTTTTTGCCATTTTATCAGCAAAGTCTGGGATATAGTTGTTGTTGTTGTCCTTAAATAATCCTTTCTTTTTAAGGTATACTCCAATTAGGATCAATCCTGCTGCTATTAGTATAATGGTTACTTTCATATCTATTTGTTTTTATATGGAAAAATCTTATTTAAAGCGTCTTGCCTTCCTTCGCATCCACAAGGTATGTTCAGCCCCTTAGACATCTTATCTACCATAGTTTGTATACCTGAAGCTTTCGTTATTTTAGCAATACTATCGCCAAGACCTTTTGATTTCATTTTTTTCTTTTTAAAGATTTTACGCGTCTTGGTTTTCCAGCTGGTTGCCCTAAACTTTTCTTTTCTTTTATCTTTTTTGCTTTTTCAGCAGAAGACATTTCAGAAGCTGTTTTAGGTGTTGCTGAAGATATTCTTTTCTTAGGTCTGCAATAAGGAACTCCTCTACCGTCGCCTTTAGATCTACCGCAAGGTTTACCCGAGCGAACATCTATCCACTCTTCTTTAAACCATCTTTTTAAGCTGGCTCCTTTTTTACTTTTTCTTACCGCCACTGCCCCAATTTTTAGCACCGACTTTGCGGCATTTAGCTATTGCGCCGGAAGCATAGGCTGATGGAAAAACTTTATAACGTTTTTTTACTTTGTGGTAACATGCATCTTTCGCCATAACCTAACAGTTCCATTTACGTCTTGCTGCTTTACCTCTTTCTGAAGTCCAGCTTTTAGATCTTGCACAGAATGCTTTTCTGCGTTTCGCATCTTTGCTTCCTGGTTTTAATTTAGAAGGGGGAGTTGTAACAGCTGTTTTTAATTTACTTCCAGGATTATCCTTTCTGTATTTAGCAACGCCTTTAGCTGTCATTCCGCCTCCGGCTTTAGCGCCAGTGCCTCCTTTTTTGTTTACTTTAGCGTAGTAGCCAAGTGATTTTTTCTTTGATGGAGCGTTTTTGGTGGCCATAGTAGTTTAGTTATCGTTCTTTATCTTTAATCATATCATCTAAAGCTTTGTTCATTACTTTATCTGTATATGTTTTGTTGTTATAAAATACATTTCTGCTAGTAACAGGAACATCTTCTTCCCCTAAAAGTATTTTATATATTCTAGTTATTAAATGCTTGCATTTAAAAGAAGTGGTATATATTGTATATTTTTGCGTTGTATGATTTCTTTGTCTCCACACTTCAATCCAACCGTTTCTTCTAAGGCGTTCCCAACGGTTTTTATCCCAAGCATAAGTATATACTCCTTCTATAAATTCATTACGAGTAAATTTATTTTTACAATCTAAGTAGATAAGCAATTCAAGATCTGAATCGCTCAACTTATTAGTTTTACAGGCCCATTTTCTAACGAGCCTGTAATACTTAAATAAATTTATATCTCTTAAATCTGAAGCCTCTAGTCTTCTCATTCAACTATAACCACGTCAGGTTGTCTTATAACTTTGTAAAGACTTCCCTTATATTCTATTCCGTGTCCAGCGTGTCTGTCATAGTATATAATATCATTTTCGCTAACACCTAATGTGTTTTCTCCAACGCTTACTACTTTACCTTTTAAATAGCGAATATCGCTAGTATGTTGGTCCATAATAAGTAAACCACTTTCAGACTTCTGCTCTTCTTTTATTTCTGTAATTACAATGTAGCTATTAATTGCTTTCATTAACTCTTACATTTGAAATTACACAATCAGTTGACATAATCGTTGCAGCAACAGACGCAGCGTTAATCAGGGCTGTTTTAGTTACCAATACAGGATCTATAACGCCTGCTTTAATCATATTAACTTCTTTACCAGAAATAACATCTATACCTCGACCTTTTGGAATAATGTTAACTTTTTCAATACCAGCGTTCTCTAAGATAATATAATACGGAGCGGTTATAGCTTTCATAAACGTAGCCTCCACGTCTCCTTTAGCATTGATCTTATTACTAGCATCAAGCAAAGCAACACCTCCGCCTGGAACAATACCCTCTTTAAGCGCAGCCTTAACGGCGTAAATAGCGTCCTCAACACGGTCTTTTTTCTCTTTTAATTCAACAGCGGAATTAGCACCTACTTTAATTATACCTACTGCTCCTGCGAGCATCGCAAGTCTTTGTTCAAGTTTTTTCTTAATATAAGGGTTTTGCTCATCTAAGATTTTCTTTTGAACACTAGCAACTCTTTCGCTAGCCGCTTCAGGCATTTCATCAATAGTAATTACTGTAGAGTTACTATCTGTAACAGCTTTTATTGCTCTTCCTAAAATATCAGGCTGTATCATATCAAGATCGTCACCTAGTTCTTCATTCATAACAGTAGCTCCCGTTATAGATGCTATATCTTCTATAGTGTCTTTTTTAGTAGCACCGAACCCAGGTAAGTCTACAATATTTACTTTAAGATTTCCTTTTATTTTGTTAGTCAGTAGCGCAGACATCGGTTGCTGTTCAACTGTAGCTATGATCAACAAAGAGGATTTTTCTTTTATAACGTGTTCTAAGACGTTTTGTATTTTTCTGATGTTAGGTATTGGAGAAGCCACAATAAGCACGTACGGAGCTTCTAAAGTAGCTTTATTCGTGTCTGAGTCAGTAACAAGGTGTGGGGACTTAAGGCCTGAATCAAATTGTACTCCATCTACGATTTCAACGTACGTTTGTTCAGATTCAGATTCCTCCATTAATACCACACCATCTTTACCTACTTTATTGTAAGCTTCAGCAATAATATTACCTAGCTCTTTATCATTGTTTGCCGATATACTAGCTACCGAGTTAAGCATATTACCGCTTATATCAACCGCTTGTTTTTCAAGATGTTTTATTATCTTTTTAACACTGCTATCAATTCCAGCTTTAATATCCCTAATAGTAAAATTAAGGTCTGCTTCTTTAAATGTGCTTATTATTGAATGAGCTAAAACAGTTGATGTTGTTGTACCATCTCCAGCTTCTTTCACTGTTTTTTGAGCCGCTTCTTTAATTAGAGTAGCCCCAATGTTTTCTACCGAATCCAGCAACACAACACTATTAGCAACCGTTACCCCATCTTTTGTCACAACAGGTCTACCCATTGCATCTTCATAAATAACACACTTACCAGAAGCTCCTAAAGTAGACTTAACTGCATTGGTAAGTTTATCTATACCCGACATTATTTTGTCCCTAGCTTCATTGCTAAAATTTATATTTTTAACAATTTCACTGGGTTGATTGTATTCCATTTAATTTAATTTAATTTAATTTGAAAAAACTATACTTCTTCTACTTCAGCTTCTTCTACTATTTCTTCGTAAGTTCCATCTTTAATATTGATGCTTACTTTTCCAAATTCTTCTTCAAGCTCTTTTTGTAATTCCGCCAACTTAGCTTCGACGCCTGCAACTTCATGCAACATCTTGTGTTTTTGTAATTCAATCCCTCCTAGCTGAGCTTGAGCGTTTTGGATTAAACCTACAGTTTCTTGTAAGTTTTTTAACTGTTCTTCTGAAATTTTGTTTGTTTTTGACATTTTATAATATTAAATAAGTTACTTATGGTATATATATTACATTATTTTAACATTTCTTAAAGCAGCAAAAGTGTCACTAAATTTATTCTTCAGCTATAATTTCTTCTTCTAAAACTGTAATTTCCGGTATCTGGACATTGAATCTTTTAGTAATGGTCACAGGGTTTGCAATCTTGTCTAATTGATCATCTAAATTAGCTTTTAAGCTATCTAAATCCATTTTAGACTCTAGCCAAGCTACCACGTCCACTTCGCTTAGTTCGTCAAAAGGAGTAAATCCTTCCTCGCTAGGCGCTTCTAAAGATTCTACAC